GTATGTGTAGATAAAACAATGCAATGCCTCCAATCATTAACATTACTAAACCTTCTAAGAATCTAATTACTTGTCTCATACTATTCTCCTATTAAGAAGGGGGCCGAAGCCCCCAGTTGGTTATAAATACTTTGCTACTCTTTGGAGGAAATCCTCACGTGCCTCATCCCACGCCTCCTCATACGTATCTCTGAAGTAGTGACCATGATTCGTAACATCTTGACTGTTGGTATTGAATACCCATGTTACATACTCACCGTGATAGTCAGCAAGTACAACACCTTCATACAAACCACAGTACAATGCTACTACTCTCGCACCGTTGGCACAGTTACTACCTACTTCTAATTTAAATGTAGACATACATATCTCCTAGTTAATACCAAACAGAAGTTGCTTGGTTAGTTAATTTATAGCCAATCTAGGAACGTATGTAAAGTTTACCCCCTCTACCCCACCTACCCCCCACCCCCCAAATAATAGAATGGGACCCCCCTCGCCCCCACACCCCTTAATCTGCACAAACGATTCCGTAAAAATAGAAACCTACCCCGTCAATAATATAACTTGACATATAAAAAAATTTCTACAAAAAAATTGAAAAGTTAGGGCTAGGCTGAGAAGGAAGAACCACAACCACATGTACTAGTTGCAGTGGGGTTTTTTATGTTAAAACCTGAAGTCATTAAAGAAGTATCGTAACTTATAACAGACCCGGTTAGGTATTGCATGCTATGAGCATCTACAAGTAAAGACACTTCATCTTGGTCTATTACAAAGTCATCTTCGTTTTGGGTATCATCGAAAGTAAAACCGTACTGAAATCCTGAACAACCGCCACCTGATACATAGATTCTTAGTTTAAGTCCACGTGCTTCTTCATCTGCTAACAAGTCTTTTATTTTTACTATGGCAGAGCTATCTAGGGTTATCTGGTTCAAATGGCTTTTGGATCGAAGTTGTATAACTCGGAGTAGACGTTTTTAATACGAAGAAACTTAGGGCCATGCTCATGAAAGTCATCATCACCCCGAACATAAAGAGCTAAGTGTACCATTTCATGGAGCAAGGTCTGAAAAATAGTAGTGAAGTGCCCACAAGCGTTAGAACTAATTTGAATTTCCATCTCATGCTCATCAAAACAACCATATATATTAGGATTTTTAATGACTTTAAACTTAACTTTGCATGACTTAGGCATAGGAAGGGTATTGAAAGGAGCCATTTGGCACGCCATGTTGTAGAGTATTTCTAAGTTCTTCTTAGTTAACGTAGTTTTTGCCATAAAACACCCCTTAAAAACATATTATACTTAAAAAAGTTGCGACTAAATGACAAACTAGTATAAAATAATCAAATTAGCTGCAAAAATAAACTCATAGGTGACACAGCAACCCATGCAAACACAAGAAATTCAACAAAATCAAGACTTTAGCGACGTAGATATCGTTCTTGTACCCCCTATTGAACAAAATGAACCTATTCCACCCCATGCACGAGATGCATTACCACCTTTAACTAATGAACAAGAGATAGAAATGGTAGGAAACACTATCAAACTTATCTCAGACTTAACCGGACAGCGTATTCAAGCTACGCAAGAGGACATAGATGAGGCCAAAACGGTGATAAAGACTATCATTAAAGAGCCTGAGAAGAAACTAAATATAAGAAAGTATAAAAACAATACACTTGCAGCACTAGCAGGTATGGTAGCTGAGTTAGATGCACAAGTAGTAGATGACTTAAAGGACCTAAAGACGTTTGTAATTAACGGACTTATTAAGGAAGCGACGATGTCAGACAAAGCTAAAGAAAGAATTACAGCGTTACGTGCAATAGGAGAGGTAGATGGGGTCGATGCGTTTAAAAAACATACTGAAGTGGTTCATAAAAGTATGTCGATGGATGATATAGAGAGTAGACTACAAACACTTGTAACTAAACTACAAAAACGACTGGACGTTAAAGACTCTGAAGTAATTGATGCTGAAGTTGTAAAAGATGAGTGATGCTAAAAAGGAACAAGAGAAACGTGTACTGTCCCTCATTAGGTTCTTAGGAGCACACAAGCAACATCTAGCAGAAGCAGAAGCGAAAGAGGTTGATGCACTGTTAGAACTTACAGATGGTAAGATAGTACAAGATGTAGGTAGTACAAGTTTTTTAGAGTTCATACAACATGTGTACCCAGGTTATATGGTAGGAGCGCATCATGCGAGGTTGGCTAAGATATTTGAAGATATTGCTGCGGGAAAGAAGAAACGAGTTATTGTTAACATTGCACCGAGACATGGTAAGTCAGAGCTTATTTCATATCTTGCGCCTGCATGGTTCCTCGGTAAATTTCCTCACAAAAAGGTTATTATGGCGTCTCACACAGCTGATCTGGCGGTTGGTTTTGGTCGTCGTGTCCGTAATCTGGTGGGCTCAGATGCGTATAAGGATATATTTCCGACGGTAGAATTACAAGCTGACAGTAAATCGGCATCAAGATGGGGAACAAACTTTAATGGGGAATATTTTGCAATTGGTGTTGGCGGTGCCCTCGCTGGTCGCGGGGCTGATTTGTTTATCATTGATGATCCACACTCCGAACAAGACGCCAAGTTGGGACGCGCGGATGTTTTTTTGCCTGCTTGGGAGTGGTTTCAGTCTGGCCCTCTTCAACGTCTTATGCCGGGCGGTGCGATTATTGTAGTGATGACTCGTTGGAGTAAACTTGATTTGACTGGGCAAATTGTAAACCAGATGATTAAGAATGAGGACGTAGATCAATGGGAAGTAGTAGAATTTCCAGCTATCATTGAGGATAAAGATGGTAACGAACAGCCATTATGGCCTGAGTTCTGGAGTTTAGAAGAATTACTTAGTAAGAAAGCTGCATTAGATGTACGATACTGGAACTCACAATATTTACAAAATCCAGTATCAGAAGAAGGTGCATTAATAAAAAGAGAGTGGTGGAATATATGGGAAGAAGAAGATCCACCCGATTGTGAATTTACAATTATGAGTTTAGATGCTGCCCAGGAGGCCAATAATAGAGCGGACTACAATGCGCTCACCACTTGGGGCGTCTTTTTTAACGAAGAAACCAATAACTATAATATAATACTATTAAATTCAATTAAAGAACGACTTGAGTTTCCAGAGCTCAAAGAGATGGTACTCCGTGAGTACAAAGACTGGGAGCCAGATGCATTCATGGTTGAAAAGAAATCTAACGGAGCCGCACTCTACCAAGAAATGCGTAGGATGGGTTTGCCTATTGGTGAGTTCACACCTGGTAAAGGACAAGATAAGATTAGTCGAGTCAACGCAATTTCAGATTTGTTTAGAAGTGGTATAGTATGGGCACCTGATAGACGATGGGCTAAAGAAGTAATAGAAGAATGTAACGATTTTCCAAGTGGTGCTAATGATGACTTGGTTGATAGCACAACGTTAGCATTAATGAGATTTAGACAAGGTGGATTCATTAGATTACCTAGTGATGAAGCAGATGAGATTAAAGCATTTAAAAGTTCTAGGAATAGACTGTACTCAATATGACAACACAAAAGTTTATGGGAAAAAATCAGTTAATAGATAGGTTAGCTGCTCAAGTAGGTAATCGCGATACTGCTATTTCTATTTTACAAAAACGAGGACAACTTAACGCTGATGGTAAAACATTTACGGCTGAGGGTTTAAAAAGAAACGCAATGACTGCAGAAGAACGCGCAAAAGATAGAGCATCTAAAAGATTAAGTAAACCAACTAATGCGTTTACATATAACCCAAAAACAAATACAGCAAAGCTTAAAAGGAAATAATTATGGCAACTAATATAGATAAAAGTTTATCACAAGCACCTCAAGGAATAGAAGCGATGGCTATGAATCAACCAGACCTTTCTATTGAAATTGAAAACCCCGAAAGTGTAACGCTTGATGACGGTAGCATGGAAATTACAATCGTTCCAGGTAAAGAAGATAATGACGAGTTTAATGCTAATTTAGCTGAAGACATGGATGAAGGTCAGTTGACTCAATTGTCAGGTGATTTAATTGGCGAATACGATGCTGATATTAATTCAAGAAAAGATTGGCTGACGACTTACGTAGATGGCTTAGAGCTACTCGGTTTAAAAGTAGAAGACAGAACAGAACCATGGCCAGGTGCATGTAACGTGTACCATCCACTCATGACT